TTCGCCTTCTGGTCAAGCGCATTGAAGACCTCCTTGGCAATGCTTTCCACACGTGCGATGTGGTGCAGCCTGAATGCGTGTGCGGATACAGCTTTCCCGTTGACAGTCCACTGCCCGCCATTAGGCGAGCCCTTCGGAGCGCGAGGCTGCTTCGGGTCGAATGCCATCACTTGCCCCACTTGGCTCTGATGTTGAACGCCGCGTTTGCGTTCGTGTCAGCGCTCTTCTTCCACCTCGGCTCCCGCGTCAGCTTGAACTTCTCGGCCATAGTCTTCGACATGCGTTCATGCTTGCTTGCTTGCTTGCGCCAGTAGGTCTGATCCGCTGTTTGGGCGCTGCTCATCTTCGCGACATCAGTCTCCCATCGCCAGCCTCCATACGTGCCTCTCTCACCGGCCCCACGACGAAACACAGCCTCTGCACCATCCTCTGTCACACGCCCGAGTGCGTACTGGAACGCAGAGCTTCCATTCGGTATCAGCGTGTGCGCAACCTCTTTCCCTACGATCCCATCGACCCACAGATCGAGTGGTGCGAACTCACCACCCTGCGGCGTGCCAGCAGGGTGACGCGGATGCTTGGAAGAGTCCCATCCCATAGATGCGTCTCCTATGCGTAGATTCGTCTGGCAGCGGACAGCGAAGGAAGAATGTCAACCGGGTGCCGCTGCTCGTTGCGTACCTTCCAGTCGCCTCGCTTGTCGATTGACTCTTCGATGAACCACCCATCGTGGGTCAAGTAGCCAACGTGCGTGCGAGTCAGTTTCCCCGGTGGCGGAAGCTTGTATGCTTTTCCATGTAGCTCGACCGCGAGCACCTTCTCTAACGGTGACTTGCTTGTGAACTCGCCACTGGGGTCGCCTTTGCCCTTCGGTACACGAGGATGCTTTGCTGGGTCGAACGCCATGATCAGCCCCTGCTTGCCTTGGCCTTGGCTGCTGCGGCGGCTTGATCGAGGATGACCTTCGGAGGTGCGGCCTCGGTGTACGGCAAGCCAGTGTGCGGATCGATCTTCGCCACAGGCTTGTTCGGATCGACAGGTGCTGTCGGCTTGTCGAACGGTAGCCCAGTTGTTGGATCGATCTTGCCAACAGGCGGCCCCTCATCATCGATGCGCCCCTGCTCCTCTTCCCAGTCACGATCAGCAGACAGGATGCCTCTACGTTGCAGCTCCTCGAACGCGGTCTGCTTGCTCGTGATCCCGCCAGTGCTCGCCTGCATGACAACTGTCGCACTCGTCTCTGCAGTAGCCAGGACACCGAAGTCGTTGAACAGGGTCACGTTTCCGGGCTCCTCCATGTTCGACCACATGCCCATGTATTCGATTGCGAGGTCGAGTGCATCCTCCGCGTTAAGGACGACACGCTGCAGATCACTCAACGATGAAGATGCGTCACCGGCTGCCTCGATGCGAGTGCTTGGCCCTGGCTTCACTGCCATCATCTCTGCGCCAGACTGCCTCATCTCTTCCTTGAGGTCGTCGAGAGACACCTTGCCTGCACCAATCGCAGAGCCCGAGTGCTCGCAATAGCTCATCGTCGCACCGACAGGCAACTTGACGGCAGAGTTGCTGCCAAGCACGAGCTGGAAGCTGTCATCGACGCCGGCAACAGCAAGGATAGGCACACGAGCAACGTGCAACAGGTTGTCCTGATCACTCTGGCTCTGCCAGTGCTTGACGTTGAGGTGAGCCAACTCCATGAGAGGAGGGCGCGACATCATGTGCGCGATCCTTCTCCCATAGACAGTCACGAACGGGATGACACCGAGGGTGTTTGCTCCCTTGTCATACTCGACCCACGACGACTCCGATGGTCTGTCAGTCTGCTTTTGCTTGCGCCACACGCTCCACGAGTTGACTTCGAGGACACGAATCTGCTCCTCCATCTTCTGCCCGTAGTCACCATCGTTCACAAGGATGCTCTCGATGAAACGCACCTGGGTGAGTGCTCCCTTTTCATCAGTGCGCCAGCCAAGCAACTGCGTGGGCTTGACCAAGACCAAGTAGGGCCTGATTGCTAGGTCCTTCTCTTCCTGCTTGTTGAGCACCTTCTTGACCGCTGGATAGTCGACGAAGATGTGACTCTGCCCATAGCCCAATGAGCATTCGAGAACCTCTGCAGCAAATGCGTCGAGGTTGCGACCTTCACGATCCGCGTCTTCGAGCCACTCTTCAACCTGCTTGTTGAAGTCATCCGAGTAGGTGATTGGCTTCGAGAATGGCTTGCCGGCAAGAGTGTTGACCGTGCGCGAGTAGGCTGGGTAGAGCGTTGCTGTAGTGAGCCTTATCCTGTAGTTCTCGTCCGTTTCCTTGGGCCACTTCGGCAACATCCTAGTCGAACGCTTGCGCATTTCGCTGGTGCCCTTGAGAAGAGCGTCAACGATGTCCCAGTCGTCGGACATTGCGTTCACGGCACCTGTCTTGTCCGCAATCGTGCTCATGAACGCTCCTTGTTTCTGGATGACGCATTGTCATCCCTGCATCAGCTAAACGGCAAGGGACTCGGTTGATGCGATCCTTGCCGGCATAGTCACCCGATACCTGCACTCGTCAGCGCAATGATCCTCGGCGTCAGTGTCAACATCGTCCGGGTCCTTTTCTGACCTCGGAAGGCTTGGGACTGTGCGAAGAAACTGCCGGCATGTGTCGAACGTGAACAAGCCGGGGCGCTCCATAGGGAATGACAGGCAGGCATCCATCATGTCCCGCATGCGCTCCCAGCCATTTCTGCGGCTCCCAGGAGACTTGTCGGCCCTCTCCCAGCGGATGCCCTGCCTTGCCATGTCGTCAGCGATGCAAACCCCGTTCTGGGTGTCGAAGATCGAGCTGTCCGCAGGACCGGCCTGTACGCGTCCGTAGAGCCCCATGTCCTGCTCCCTGGCCTTGATGCCCCTTCCGATCTCACTGGCGAGCATCCTGACGCCTTCGTTGGCCTTCCCGGAGTACCCGTACCACTCCGCGATCCTGATCAGCGTGCCCCTCGGGAAAGCCTTCTTGACCGGCTCCCCGTTGATGTCGTTGTGCAAGGTCGCCTCGGTGCCATCGGAAACCGCCCACCAGCCCACGCTGAAGGGCCGGCTGCTGCCCCAGTCGAAGCTCCTGTCGATCCTCCACCTCTTGGGGATCTCGAACGGCTGCAGAACGTGAACCTCTTCACGCCACACACCATCGAACATGCCGCCAGAAACTATGTCCCACGAGCCGCCAAGCCACGCCTTGCGTTTGTTCTCGTCACTGATTGCCCTGAGCTTTGCGATGTAGTCGGGGTCGGCAGCCAGGAGGGTCTTGTTCTCCCTGACTGTGCCGTGAATGCGCACCCTGCTGAGCCTGCCATCCCAGATGATTTGCCCGGATGGCGCTGGGTTGACGAAATACTCCTTCACCCAGTTGTGCCCGACACCGTATGGGTTGGCTGTAGCCCTGTATTTGCGCGGCATGCCGGAGAACGATGAACGCGAGCAGGACTTCATGCTGTCATAGCAGTCCTGATTTGCCCAGTTCGTCAGCTCTTCCCATCCAATCCAGGGATACTCGTGCCCGTGATAGCTCCAGTAGTCATCGGCAGTGCGCATGTGCCGCAGGAGTAGCTGCTCTCCTGTGGGCCAAGTCCACGTGTACTCTGATGCGTTGAACCTGATGCCAGGGAAGATGCGGAAGAACAGGCGTTTGCTCTTGGCAACAACGTCCGACAACTGAGGGTATGTCTCGCGGAATAGAACGCCGCGCCAATGAATGCCAAAGCCTTGCCCACAATGCTGGGCAAAGTCCATGATCAGTGCGTCGGTCTTGCCAGGGCCGCGCGTGCCTTCGTACAGCGCCTCGTAGACGGGACAGGTCAAGAAGTCGTACTGGCTGCCGGGGTGAGCTTGCCACACAACCTCGATGCCATCTTTGGTGAATAGAGCCATTACCCTCGTCGTTCAGCAGGCCAGCCCTCAGCCCTTGCTTCCTGCGCCCTGTCCACACGAGAGTCCCGCTGGCTGCGTCGTAGCCGAGGAACCGCCTTGGGTCTTCAGCGCTTTTGCTTCGGCTCGTC